ATACACATCGTTTGCGTAAGCAAACACCAACGGACTAATCTGTTCTGATAGGTCAATGCGGATAAGGCCAGGCTCACCTGATACACCAGTGGTAGCCCAAGCAAATCTATCTCTAGTTGCAAATGCGTACACTGGTTGAGTAGTCTCTACAATTATTGGACCATAAGTTAGTGAGCCATCATCTGCTACTTGTGCTACACGCACACCCTTGCTAGTACCAATTAGCATATAGCCTAGGTAGTAGTGTATTGCTTGCACTATTTCACCAGTTGGTAACTCGGCTGCAGTAATTGCAGATGATATGGTAGGCATAGTACCAGTGGAAGATAGTACAAACTTCTCAATGGTTGATTGGATACCGTTGTAGCCAGCCAAGTAGATAGCAGTACCAGACGCTGTAATGCTGGTGTACACGTGACCAGCAGAAGGATTACTGTACACTGCGGTAGGTAATGAAGTTGCAGCAGCAGAGAACTCATACACTTTATTATCAGCAGCCATTACAATACGATTCTTTACGTACTCCATAACAGCGTTAGTAATTTCAAAGTTGCTATCAAACATCTGTGTTCCAGATGTAGAAGCGTCAAGGCTTAGTAACTTCTTGTAAACTGTAATCTTATTTGAGCCACCACTAGTAACGTTAGTTACCCAAAAACCATTTGTTCCGTCATCACATATAGCAAAAACAGGAAAGTCTGAACCACTATTGTAATCAACAAAGTGGATAATTTCACTGGTTGCTGTACCTACAGGGGATACGGCAGTAGATACTACGTTTGATGCTGTCTTAGCATAGGTAAATGTTGTAGTAGTTGGCACTGTAGTAATAGTATAAGTACCATTAAAGGTAGCATCTACACCAGTTACTACAACTTCCATACCCACACATAGGCCGTGAACGGCAGTTGTGGTAAGGGTTGCTACGTTAGATGTTAAGGCTTTGTTATTAATAGATGCAGTAATCTTAGGAAAGATTTTATCTACATCGTATTCGTCCAGCATCAAGGCACCTTGATAGGTGTTGCTAATGCTAGTTGTACTAGCAGTAGTCCACTCAATAGAACGTAAGTGTTGTTGGGTTACACCATTGTCAGCAATATCGCCAGTAGTTTCGTGGCTTTGTACTACCTCACGAAGTAAAGTTACTTCTCCTGGAGTCCATACATCTACACCTTTGCTGGTTTCATAGCGATGTTCTACTTCCTCACCTGCTGATGGGTCATAGAACTTTAGTCCAGCACCACGATGAAAGGATGATTGAGAACGAATCCACCAACCAGTGAGCGACTGCTCACCTGGCTGTTGGCTGTTATCAAACTGTTGCTTACGATACGGAGCAGTTGCTCTTTCGTATGGTCGCTCTTCACTTGTTGCATAGATGAATGGTTGTCCACCAATAGCAACATCGTATGCTGTGTCTGTGTTAAACCAGATGTTAGAAGGTAAAGTAGGCTGGCCTACGTTTAACGGTATATCATCGGTTATATCTCTACCAGCCACTTACACTCCTAATGGTTGTCCATCACAACAATTTGATTTTGCTTTGCAGAAAGGGCAAAGCCACCTTGTACTAACAGGATTAAATTCCTGTTCGCAATTCCAACATTCTAACATTAACCAAAACTTACATTTCCTGTACCAGCAGTAAATGTAGTTACTTTGAATCCACCACTAGGACTGGGAGTTGTTCCTGTTAAACCTGCACCGATAGTGATAGTGAAATTATCAGGGTATTTAAGAATCACTACTCCTGAGCCACCAGCACCTGAAACTCCACCTGCTGCTCCGCTTGCGCCACCGCCTCCACCACCAGTGTTGACTGTACCTGAACCTGCTGTAGATGTATTAGCCCCATTACCTCCACCACCTGCTCCACCAATTCCTGCTCCAGTCCAAGGCTTACTGCTAATCCAGCCTCCGCCTCCTCCAGCGTAAGTAACTGAACTTCCTGAAATACTTACCGCAACACCAGCACCACCATCTGCAGAGTCTGCACTTTTTGCACCTACTTGACCTACTGCACCAGCACCGCCTCCGCCACCAGAAGTTGGGTAATCCCCACTACTGCGAGCAATACTGCCACCGCCTGCATAGCCTTGGTTAGCAGTACCTGCTCCACCTGCACCACCTGCACTTTCGCCAACTCCCCCGCCTCCACCACTACCACCAGTAGCACCAGCGATTGCTTGGTAATAACCAGCACCACCACCGCCAGTAGAAGTAATTGTGCTAAATACAGAGTTACTACCATTAGTAGATAAAGCCTCAGAAGCAGGCCCACCTGCACCACCGCCACCTACTGTGACTGTGTAGTTAGTAGATACACTTAAACTTAAAGCAGTTTCTAAAGAACCTCCACCACCAGTAGCAGTTACAGTAGAACGAAGTCCTCCAGCACCCCCACCACCACCGTAATATCCAGAACCACCTGCGCCACCTGCAACTACTAAATAATTAACGGTGACTGAAGATGAAGTGACACCATCCCAAAATTTATCTGAGTCCTTAAAACTTCTAATAGTCACTAGACTCGCTCAATCCAGTTCAGTGAATCCTCATCCCAATCCCATAGACCTTCACCTTCTGGTCTTGGCACTGGTGAATCCCATAGGCAAGTATCTTCATTTAGTATCCAAGATGGGTATGGCTTAGGAGGAATAAAAGCATCTCTTACACTGTCAAAGGTGTAACCAATGCCAGCATAGTTCTTGCGATAGTTGCCATTGTAACTAGTACGCTTACAGAGTTGTCCTCTGAAGTTGCCATACCAAGTTTCCCAAGCCTCAGATGACCCACCGACATCTGTGCCGTCTAGGTCTGTCTGAGTAATGTATTCATCAACACCCACTATTACTTCAGTGACTATGTTGTTTCCGTCTAAAAACGCGTAGTGTGCCATTTATTCTCCTTGTTATGCAAAACTGACATTACCAGTGCCAGCAGTAAATTTCTTGTATGAGTATGAACCGTCAGTGCCAGTGGCATCTGCTGTTAGACCAGCACCTACTGTAATTGTGCCTTCAGAAGTAAGCCATCTAACAATCACTACGCCTGAGCCACCAGAACCTGACGAGCCACCAGCATCACTACCAGTTCCACCACCGCCACCACCTCTGTTTGCAACTCCACTTGTAGCGTCAACAGGGTTAGTCGCGCCATTACCACCAACACTTGAGCCACCAGGAGCAGGAGTAGGTGAGCCATTGGCAGCACCACCGCCACCGCCAGCATAAGCAAGTGAACTGCCAGTAATTGAAACACTCACACCAACACCGCCTGCGCCACCTGCTGAGCCAGTTCCAGCGCCACCGCCACCGCCAGCACCACCGCCACCTCCTCCTCCGTAAGCAGGAGAAGTAACGCCAGCGCCAATTCCACCAGTAAATCCTTGGTTTGCTGTGCCGTTATTTGGAGTAGTAGTATTTACATAACCATTACCACCACCTGAACCGCCTGTGCGACCAGCACTTGAATCACCACCAGCGCCACCACCACCAGTTGAAGTGATAGTTGCAAAAACAGAATTAGAACCTGAATTATCTTGACCGTTACCACCAATTATGACACCACCAGCACCACCAGCACCAACTGTGACTGTGTAATTAGTAGATTTAGTAAGCCCTAAAGCAGTTTCTAAAGAACCCCCACCGCCAGTTGCAGTAACTGTTGAACGCAAACCACCACCACCACCGCCACCTGAATTTTCATATCTACCACCAGCACCACCACCAGCAACTACTAAGTAATCAACATTAAATGGAAGTACAGTGTTATTACTATTAAACCTAACACCAGCATCTCTTAGTCTATTCACTGTCATAATGACCAACTCACATTTCCAGTACCTGCTGTAAATTTTTTGTATGAATAAGAACCATCGGTACCAGTAGCATCTGCAGTTAATCCTGCACCTACTGTGATAGTATATCTAGATGGATAACGAAGGATTACTACTCCAGAACCACCAGAACCTGCAATTGCTGAAACACCATAACCTCCACCTCCGCCTCCGCCTAAGTTTGCAGTTCCACTGCCACCTGTAGCAGAACCACTAGCAGACCAAAAACCATTACCTCCACCGCCAGTTCCGCCTGGAATGGTTCCACTTCCACTACTCCAACCACTTCCACCACCACCACCAGCGTAAGTTACTGACGAACCAGTTATTGATACAGCAACACCATTACCACCATTACCAGCAGCAGTAGTAGTTCCAGAATTTCCACCTGCAGTACCTGCTCCACCACCACCACCTTGGATAGGATGTGCGTTATCTGTATAATTACCACCAGCACGTCCTTGGTTGGCTGTTCCAGCACCACCTGTACCTCTTGTTGCTACGGTTTCACATCCGCCACCACCAGAGCCACCAGATGTAGCAGTATAAACACCGAAGCCTGCACCTCTACCACCACCAGTTGATGTAATAGTTGAAAATACAGAGTTATTGCCAACAACATCTTGCACACCACCTGCACCTACTGTAACTGTATAGTTAGTTGAAGTAGTCAGGGTAAGTGTACTTTCTAATGTTCCACCGCCACCAGTCGCAGTGACTGTTGAACGAAGTCCACCTGCGCCACCACCACCGTTAAGGTATTGTCCGCCACCAGAGCCACCACCACCTGCAACTACTAAGTAATCAACAGTTAATGGAAGTACAGTAACTTGGTCCCAGAACTTACCTTTATTTCCCTTTAATCGAGAAACAGTCATAGTTACGCAATCTCTGAGCCGAATAGGCTAAATGACAAGTTGGTATCTGAACCTAGCACATACAACTTATCAGAAGCGTTCATCGTAATACCTAGTGTTAGGGCTACTGAATCGTTTGCTGCTAAGGGAGTATCAAAAGCAATGTAGTGCTTGTCTGCTAGTGCTTCATCATCTGGTCTTAAAATAATTTTATATGTCTTTGCAGCAGCAGCACGGTTACATACTACTAATGTAGATACGATTGTCTGTGTTGCTGATGGACAGGTGTATAGTGCAACGGCTGAGGTTGTGCTAGCCAATTGTCCTAATACTTTATATGTTGTTGCCATTTATTCTTCCTTTACATTCCGCCAAATAGTAGGGCTGTTGCGGTTGGGTCTGTCGTAATTGTATCCCACGAAGCGGATGTTCCGTTCGTGGTTAGGTATTTACCTGCGTTACCAGTCTGAGAAGGTAGAGCATCTACCACACCCCAACTAGATGTTGTGCCGTCTGTAGTTAGATACTTGCCATTGTTACCAGTCTGACTTGGTACTACATATTGTATCGAATCTGTAGCAACCAAAGTCTTACTGGAAGGTATGGTAGTTCCATTAACACTTGTAGCCGTGGCTACTCCAATATCTGGAGTTACCAAGGTTGGGCTAGTATTCATTACAAATGTAGAACCTGTACCTGTCTGAGAAGCAACAGCAGTAGCAGAACCTACAGATGTAATTGGACCAGTTAAATTGCTAGGAGCAACTACTACGTTATCCACATAGTACTTAGTTGCAGCATCTTGATTAGAGGTTGGGTTACCCATACCTGTAATCTTGTTAGTGCTCATAGCCAAGGCACCTGTTAGGGTGCCACCACCTAGTGCTAAATAAGAACCACTTAAACTAACTGCACCAGTTGCACCATCTACTGACAGTACGGTATCTGTTGGAGTTAATAACTCTTGCCAGTTACCTAAGGTAGAGGCAGGACTAGCAGTTAAAATGAACGTCTTGTTAAGGTCTGTTCTAACTGCCACATCTCCAGCCTCTGCGGTTAGCGCAAGCATAGCAACTTGAGATGTTACCACATCAGTTTTAGTAATTGCAAGAGGTGGCAACTGAGAGTTAGGGATTAACCCTGAACCATCAAGTGAGGCTATACCACTAACTGCACCCTTCTGGTCATTTAGATACTTGAGAGTAACAGCATCCTGGTTAGCAGTTGGGTCTGCTACGTTTACTAACTTCTGGCTATTGATAGATAGAGAAGTGTTAGGAGCAGTCATCTGGTCTAGGCGAGATGTACGTACCTGTGTATCAAAGTCTGAGATAGTAGAGGCAGTTTGGGTACCAGTGTGGTTAGCCCTAGCCAATGGGTCAGTTGCCAACTTACTTAAAGCAATAGCAGCAGAAGCATTGATATCATCGTTAACAATAGTATTAGCAGCGATGGCTGCAGTAATAGAAGCATTAGCAGTTCCATCAAAGGAGCCAGAGGTACCGCTTACATCTCCTGTAAGGGAGATGGTCCTGCCTGTGGCTAGTGCTGTAGCAGAAGATGCCAAGGTAGCAGTAGCAGCATTACCAGTCACGTTGCCAGTTATAGGACCGACAAAGGCTGCTGAGGTTACTGTGCCACTAGCATTGATGTTAACCGCTGCGACTGTACCTGTAAGGGTAGGAGAGCCAGCGAATACGTTGGCACCCGTTCCTGTCTCATCGGTCAATGCAGAGGCTAGATTGGCACTAGAAGGCGTTGCAAGGAAGGTTGCTACTCCACTACCCAAACCACTGATTCCTGACGTTACAGGCAATCCTGTGGCGTTTGTGAGGGTACCAGAGGCTGGTGTACCCAGCACTGGTGCGGTAAGGGTTGGAGAGGTTAGGGTCTTGTTGGTTAGGGTTTGGGTATCTGTGGTGCCCACTACGACACTGCTAGTAGATACACCGTGAACCCCACTACTTGCGTTGCGGTGTTCTTCCGCTAGGCGAAAGTCCTGACCGATAGCCATATGGCGAATCTTGGCACCAGTAGAATGTGCCTTAATTGTTGTAGAGTCCTGAGCACGGGTAATGGTTATCGCATTACCAGCAACTGAGGTTGCTGAAACGATTTCCTCGTTGGCTGTATCTGGGTCTACAACTAGGGTAAAAGTATCACCAGATGAAAGGGTAACACCACCCATAAGGTTAGCAGCAGACTGTACGTTAACCGTTAAAGAACTGGTGCTTGCAGTTAAGTCTGCGGTAAGTGTTGTCTCTTGCGAGATACTGGAATATTGACGTGCCATTTATTGCCTATCGTGTGTAGTGGATTCGAACAGGGTACTTGCCAAGCAAACGTCCTGCTTCTTCTTGCAAACGTTGCTGATAAAGCGAGAATATGAAACGAGCAGCATTGGAACCAGAACCGATTGGTTTAGTGCGGTCTGCTTCATCTGCTTCTGCAGATGTGTATGTAAGACGAGATGGGTCAATGAAGGAGATAAGTCTATATGCTGCACCGTAGATAATTACATCTTTGGTAGATAATGGTAGACCAGTTACTGTAGTAAAGACATCGCTATTGTTAGACATAGCAGTAGCCTCTTTACTGTAAGTTACTTGTACAGTACGTCCTGGCTCTACTCCTGAATAAAGTGAAATTGTGTTACCGCTTGTAAATGAACCTGTGTTAGCCATTGGGTCATGACGCCAAGCCTTAATTGGCAACCACTCTTTAGTTGGTCCAGTAGTTGAAAATGATACTGCTATAATACCCTCAGCCTCAGCAGGAAGTGCATACGTGCTTTGGGCTGGAGAAAAAGTAAAAGTAGTACTTCCAATACCCCACAATTGTGGATAGACTGCTTTAACTGTATCGTTGATTGCTCTCTTAACTGCAACTCTTGGGAAGGTAGGAGCAATTGTTACTTTAGCATTTAGAGCGTGAGTAGCAGGAGTGGTACCTTGGTAGCCACGACCAAATGGAGCAATTACTAAACTGCTTGCTGGTCTGTTTACAGAATCAATAAAGAGTAACTCTTCGTCAATTTCAATAAGACCACGTGCTACGTTATCTACAGAAGCAATGGTTGCAGATACAGCACTTGTGCTGGTTAGTGCTGCTGTTAGATAGGTTAGTCTATCTTGTCGCATTGTATAGCCAGCAAGGTTCAATAGAACCTCATCAACCATATCATTAAAAGTTGTCATACGTTTATGCTCCTAAGTGCAGGAATAGCCTCTAGTCCTGTTGTACCTGCAATCTCATTACAGACTGCATTAAGTCCTTTGAAATCTTTAGGGCTTCTACCAGCAGAAGCCTTCTCATTAAGAGCACCAAGTAGAGCACGACCAGTTGTGCCAGCCCATACGTTTGCAGCACCTTGTGCATCTTTAAATTGTTTAATATCAGTGATACCAGCAAGACGATTTAACTCGCCTACTAATGTACTACCTGCTACACCTGTTGCCATTATCTGTACCCTGCTGTCTTCTTAGCAATCCCTTTAGGTTGCTTAACAAATTGTTTACCTTTTTTATTACCCTGAGCCTTGGCTTTGTTAGTGGCTGCTTTCTCGGCAGGACTTAACGCAGACCATGCTGCATCAGGTAGATATCTTTTCTTACCCTTAGATGGAGTACCATCAGAGGTTCTCCACTTTTGCTTAGACCAATTCTTTAAAGACTGTTGAGACTTAGCCAGTGCCATTACTTGTAACCTCCGCCAGCCTTCTTGTACTGCACAGCAAGTAGTTGAGCCTTACGAGCAGACCACTCACCAGGGTCTCCGCCTTTAGAGCCAGCCTTAATCTTATTAAACAACGCCTTACGCATACCAGGTTTGGTATAGTTACCTGCAGCATTTACTTTAGATTTAGGTTTAGGTTTTTTAGTTGCCATTATTATTTCTTCTTTACTTTATTTGTTCTATTAAACCGCCACCACCAGTGAGCATGACTCCACCTCTCATGACTCCGCCTTTAGGTGTTGGTTTTTTAGTAACGATTGATTTAGAAACTTCTTTAGGCATAGCCTTCCAAAATTGTCTTAAGATTGAAATTGGTACACTTTTGTTACCAATTCTAATAGACTCTTTACCTTTTAATGCATTTGGATTTTGTACAATTTTCCACATGGCTTTCTTTAAAGAAGCATCTTCTTCACCCTTGTAAAGAACTTTTACTTCAGGCTTGCCATCAGTTACTTTTTTAAAGATTTCAAACTCAGGAGTTTTTAATTTTTGTGCTTCTTTAGCAGTCTGTTTAGTATCAATTGCTTCCCTAGCCTTGGCTGTTGTATCTTTAGGTGGGGCTTTAGGTTCTGTACGAGGTGGTTTATCTTTATATAAAGGTTTATTTTTAGGACCAGTTTCTTGTGTTAAAGACCCAGTAACTCCTCGTCCCTTTTCGGCTATCATTAATTTTTGATTTACTTTATTAATTATTTCTTGAGTAATTTTAACGTTGTTGTTAACAGTACCTAATAAGTCTTTAACTTTATCACGCTTTATAGCAAGTTTAATACGATTAGTAATAGATGTATCTCGAACCCATTTACCATTTTCGTAAACCATAACGTTGCCGTACTGGTCAACCTTTGCGTCTTTCATTACCACTTAACCTTATCTGCCCAGTATGCTGCTGACATCTTGCCCTTAGCAATGTTACTACCGTGACGAGCCTTAAACGAGGCACGCTTGTTTCTCATGCGTTCACCTTCGCCAGCCTTTGGTTTGCCCGCAGTCTTTGCGCCTTGCTCACCAAATCGAATAGTCTTAACTTGACTACCTTCTTTAGCCACTACAATGTGTGACTTCTTAGGATGGGTAGGAGTACGCTTTGGTTTGTTGTAACCTGATACGCCTGCTCTGGCTAGGCGTGAGTCTTTACTGCTTGCCATTCTTAGTTGTCCTAGGCATTGGAGGAACCTTGTATCCACCGCTAGTAAATGGTTGGTTGCCAGTTGGGTCAGCAATCATTTCACCTGCACGGTGCTTGTAATTAATATGCTTACATCCACAAGTTGCACACATTATATAACTCCTACTTCATTGAGGGACTTAACGATTTTCTTATCTTGTAACTTCTGAGCAGAAGCAACAGCGGTACCGCCATCATAAGCCTTGCCCATATTCTCGGATGCCTTTACAGCAGCCTGAATTTTTTTCATTGATGTGCCATCAGGCTGTATGCCTTGTGCACGTGCAGCGGAATAAGCATTAAGTTCTGCTTCCCACTTCTTCTTGCTGGCCATCTTGTTTCCGTTAGCATCACCAGTGTTCATCTGGATATTAGATGCTCGTAAACACTCACCCCAGTTAGCGTGGTCTTGTGTAGGACATCCAGTTCTACAATTACTCATACTGTTATTACCTCATACCCTGCAGCAATTAGTTCTGCAGCAATCGCATCTGATACTGGATATTCGTGACCACCAATGTAAACCTCTGTTGCTAAGGCTATGTCATCTTGAGAAGGGTCACGGTATTCTACATACTGACCATCTATCTTTAATACGCTAATACTTCTTAACATCTTATAAAAGTAGAATAAGCGATGTCCACCTATTGGTCCTTCTTCAATGGTAGGTGGAATTAATACGTATCCCATTAGTTCCTTTCGTGAACCTAAGAATGGTAAGGGCCGAAGCCCTTACCAAACTTAAAACAACGAATCAGGTTGCGTTAATGCTTGAGCCTGTTTCAATGCGATACAATGCTGCCTGACGGTAGATTGCAAAGCCAAGTACTCCGTACCATCCGATTGGACGGAAACGCATTAACTTGTCTGTAACAGGACCAATCACTACGTGTGGCTCTTCTGATACGGCTTCTGCCAATGCTTGCTTTCCAGCGAAGTATGAGCGGAATACACGTGCAGAGGTAGCACCATCTGTAGCGTTGTATAGACGGGCGGACTCGATAAAGTAAGCACCTTCGTACTCACCAATCTCTCCAGCCCAGATGTTATCATTTGACTGATACTCATGTGGAAGTCTCCAACCGCCAGCACCTGTCTCGGCGCGTAGGTCATGTGAAACTTCTGGGTGCACTGCAGCCCAGTACATTGAACCCTTACGAGGAACGGCTTTACCTGCACGTAGTTTGGCTACTGTCTTGCGAACAAGAGCAGAAGTCAATCCCATACCTGATGTGACGGTTCCTGTAGAGGTTGCAGCACCACCATAGAATACGTTGTCGCCAGCACGTAGTGTGGTCTGAGCAACTTCGTCAACGCTGTCAGCCATGTTGAATGCGATGATGTCAGCAATTGCTGGGTCAACATCGGCTAGGCTGAATAGTTGCAACTTGCGTGTTACAAGTGCAGCATTTCCGTATTCGGCTAGTGTAACGGTAACCTGTGAAGGTGTACCTAGTGCTACTGAGTTAGGGTCAACTTGCTCTGATAGAGCAGTTGTAGCCTGTGACAAATCTGTGTAGATTTGTAGAACAACTGATGAACCTGGCATTGCTTGTTGCGCTGGACGCTTGTCAGCAACACTACGAAGTAGTGGCTGAGAGCGTAGTGCGAACTCAACAAGACGGTCGTATGCTTTCTGAACGAGACCTGCACCATTGGATGGTGTGAAGGTACCTGCGTTAGAAGCAGAGTTATACTGACCGCCACCAAGGCCACCATTTGTTGACTGTGCGCCGCCCGAGAGGGCAGTATAAACAGTTGACATTTAGTTTCCTTTTGTAGTTTAGTAGTTACTAATTACTGCCAAAGATTAGATTTTCTATTTCCTCAGCAGATTGGGCTTGGTCAAGGCGTAACATCATGTCATCTAAGCCAAAAGGTGATACGGCATCAGTAGTGATGGCATCCATTTGTCTCATTTGAGCAAGTGTTCTTTCTTGTTTAGGCCCGTCGTTTTGAACGACAATTCCAAAGTCTTCGCCATTTTCAAATACCCATTCCTCGATAGCCTCTGCAGATGCATCGATGTCGGATGGGATGTATTTAGCAATTGATGTGCGAACACCCATGGACTCTAGAACGGATTTGACAGTTGACTTGCGTTGCTCCGTACGGAGTGATTGCAGTTCTGCTTCCAGTTCCTTTGCACGCTTTTCATTAGCACGTGCGGCACGGCGCAACTTCTTGACTAAATCGGTTGAGTCATCCTCAATACCGTAGTCATCATCGTCGTCATACCATTCTTGATTGTTGCTCATAGCAACTATCTCCCTTTCTTTGTTGTTATTCGCAGCGCACAATGCAATCGGGGTAATTACATCGGATGCTACTATCGGACTTTTACATAAGTGAGGCCGACCGATTCACTTAGATTCTAATATGAGCCTGTTCGTCTACGACCTAGGCTTGTACTTCCAGCAGTACCTGACTGTCCCATGAACGCTGATTGCTCTTGCTCAGCAAGACGACGGCGACGTTGAGATTGCATTCCTTGGAACTGCTCTCGTTCTAACTCTCGTTGCAATCCAGAAGCATCTGGAGTTGTACTTGTGTACATCTCTGATAGTTGTGTTAAACGTGGTTGAGTCAAGGCAATTTGCTCAAATCCAGCACGGGCTTGTTCACGGGTTACACCCATACCTGCTAACTCAGAAGCAGCACTAACATCAAGTCCACGAGACCTAGCCTCGGTTCCAACTTCAGCAGTTCGTATTTGTCGTTGTAATTCAGTTGCTCCCTTGTCACCAAGAAGCAATGCTTTGGCCACTGAGGTGCGTGTAGACAATGGGTCAAGTTTAAGAGTTGTTTGTAACTCAGACTTTAATCCAGTATCAGCACTGTCATAAATGTCAAATACTTTTGTAACTCTATCTTCTAACTCAAAAGGAGATACTTGATTTCCAACTAGTTGACCAAAGGTAGAACGATTAGCAAGTTCACCTAATCCTCTAGTTACTAATGCTTCTCTGTATGCTCTTTCTTGTGCAAGATAAGTTTCAGCATTAAGAGGTTCGATACCTTTTTTAACTAAATCTACGTTGCCAGAAAAACGCCTAGAAAATACACTATTAGGATTGGTGTAGTCTTGCATTTTAAGAATAATAGTATCAGAGTCTAATCCACTTATAAAGTCTGGATAGGCCGACTTAACAATCTCGTCAATGAAAGCATCTTCCTGGTCAAAGAATAAAGACTTTAAAAATACTTTTAGTTGTGCACTAGCAGTATTAGCCGTTTCTGTTTTCTTTAAATCTTTTTGTATTTCTGCAAGACTTTGACCCACAGTAACAGCAGCACCAGGAATAATTTTCGAGCCAGCATCTTGCTCCTCTGGTGGTTCCTCACCTGCTTTATAAATTATGACGCCGTAACCTGGTACACCTTTACCTCCAGGTCCAGGTATAGAACGGCTTACATACTTTGCTGCTAAATCAGGACGAGTTGCTTGTAAAATACCTAATGCATAACCAGGACTATTAACAGAATAATCAAAATTTTTTGAACCAATATTGCTTTCTATTGATTTTATTAAATCAGCAACGCTATAGTTTTGACCACCGAATACTAAGGTATCACCAGTAGTAGTTTCTTTTGGAAATCCGGGTAACTTTGTTACCAACTTACTTTCTGTTTCATCAATTAATGCTTGACGTTCATTTATTCTATCTTCAATTTTTTTAAATTCAGGAGAACCTGGTTTGGTTTTTTGAATACGCAATTCATCTGCTGTTTGATTCTTTATTAATTTGTCTAAGGCAGCAGATGAAGGTGTTGGTACATTAAAAGAACCACCACCATCTATATTCATTTGTGAATAATCAATTGTCATTACTAACCCAATCCAGTTATTTTGTTTACGAGTTTTCTACCAAAATCTAAATACGTATCCCTAGCATTTTCAGTTGTTTGCCAACGTGGGTCACTACGTAATTTTTGTTTAAATGCTCCTAAAGGCATAGAGGAATAGTTGCCTTTATCATCTTTGTAAGTTAAAGCGTCTGAGACATACTTACCAATACCGACAGGATTAGTAATATCAATTTCGCTCTCATCTACTTCTAGTAACTGAGAAGCCCAACTACTATAAGTATCTCCAATTTCTTTTACAGTAACGCCTTGCATAATTAAATCTTTATATCCAGGGTATAGGTTGGCAGCATTACGACGAATCTTATCAATGATATCGTCTTGAGTTACATCACCCTTTGCTACTTGCATAGCATAAGTAGCAGCCATATCTTCACTGAGACGCTGGCCATAGTTACGAGCCTGCGCCATAAAATCATCTTGGTAAGTTCCTAGAGTACCACCTAAATCAAAGATAGTATCTGGATTTTTTTCTAAAGTTAAAAACTCTGCCTTAACTGTGTTATCAACTTCACTTTTCCAATTGTTATAATTATCACGGTATAATTTTTTAGCCCGCTCAACTAACTTTGGGTCAGAACTTGAAATCCTTTTGCCAGTAAATATAGCAATTCGGTTTGATAATTCTCTAGTAATATCATTAATAGTCTTACCATAACTAGCAGTATCAGAAGCCTCTGCTGCCTGAGCAAGACGTTGGTTTTCAGTATTTTTACTATACCACTTACTGGCTTGAATAGCAGATTTAAATTTTACATCAGTCCAGTTTTCTTTAATGGCAGTTGTAAGTACCTTCATCAACTCTTTGTTGTTAACAAATAAACCATAAGCATAGGCATAACGCTCAGCAAAGATACGCTTTTCTTGTTCAGTTAATGCGCCTATGTCACCATTAGCAGCGTTTAATTTATCGCTGATTTTCTGGTAATCATCTTTAGGCGTTATTTTATCTTCTGCCACTGTATCTCCGCTTGATAGTTTTATTGTTTCAGTGTTAGCCATATCAGAACCTATGATACGTAGGGCACTTCTAGCACCCTCTACACGTGTATCTAATCTTGGTTTACCAGGTTTAACATAACTAGACATTAATATCTCTGTTGCTTGGTCTACATTATTAGATTCCTTATAGGCTTTCAAATCAATTTCACCGCGAGATGAATAAGCCTTTAATTCATGGTCAATGTATGCAATTTGAGTTTTAAAATCCAATGGGTTAAGTTTACGTCCTTTGGCCCACTTCTCTAATGCAGACCAACGAGCATCCTCAGTCCACTGTAGAATACCTCTGCCAGGACCACCACCAATTTGCTCTTGAGTTGGCTTTAGGTTTCTACCTTCTCCAATTAGATTACCTAAAATACCAGCAGCAGCCGCTTCACTATAACCTCTTTTGGTAAAGAAATCCATAGCATATTTAATGCGACCTTCAACTGTATTAAGATTTTCTATTTTATCTATTTTTTCTATTGAGATTGATTTTGCCATTTCAACAGCCCTAGAATAATGGATTGTCGATGGCATCCAATAGAGCATCGTAGTAATAAGTGCCAGCCCTAAAAGCAGCACTACCTTCTTGGGAGCGAGCAAATTCAGTCGCCATCCTTCCGCCAGCACCACCTGTCCCTCCAGAGACAGTTGCACTAGTTCCAGTCGTGGTTCGAACTACAGGGTTCTTACGCTCAAAAGCATTTAACTGAGCGGTGAACTGGCTGAGTTCGTCCTGCGTTGCTTCCCTTCCTAAGTACTCACGCAAGGCATTATTAAGTGTACTATATGCCTCGTCCTTTGTACTAATTGTAGTTTCAGTTGTGGTGGTTTTGTCAGCACCACCTCTTTGGATAAAGTAATCCAAACCTTCATCTAAAGTAAATAGTTTACTTTTTGGATTAAGTTGAAAACGGCGATAGTTTTCGGTGCTAACTTTACGTGCAATATTAGTCATTGCATTACGAAATGCAGAATCAACTTCGCCATCTACAACGGTACTACGTGGTAATTCTCCAGCCTCAATTAATCTTTTCTTTTCTTGAATAACTGCTTCTGGGTTACTAAAATATTCATTAAATATTTTTTGATTGTACTGCTCAACAGGTATAACTTTAGTAGAAGAAATGGTACGACGAGCACCAGGTACTTTAGGTTTAGCCCTATCTTCTTCTTGATAAATTAAAAAACCAGTGTTAATGTCTTCTTCTTCATCTTCAGGATTAAATATTTGTACAAGTCCTTGTTCTTCATCTTCATTCAAAAGAACATATTTTAATCCACCAACTGCTGAACCTTGAGCAGTACCAAACCCAACAGTTTGATTTAATCTTTCATTAACCGAAAGTGATGATTCTATCCTATCAAGTTTACGTAGTAATTCATCTTGTTGTTCTTGTAAGTTATCTTGCTTTACAGGTGCAAGAGGGCCTTTAGTTAAATCAACTGAAGGCTGAATACTAGTACCTGTAGTTACAAATTCTTTACCCTTAGTACTTTTTTCTGATTGCTTTTTAATTTGAGCATTTACTTTATTAAGTTCTGCACGTAGTAAAGTTTGTAGTCTACGCTTCTCAAAAGTATTTAAATCAACAAGAGCAGTTTTTAATAACTGCTCATCAGTTAATGCCATTAGCGAGACCTTTCAAGTACTGGTGCAAATAGTTTATCAATTGCTAGGTTTAATGCTGGGTCATTACCAGCAATTCGCTCTAGTTGAGCGACTGAATCTTGGCGAATATTTCGCACTTGTTCAGGTGTTAGTTGTTCTCCACCCATACCAATAGCCCAGATAGAACGAGCACTATCATATACTTTTAACATTAAAGATAGTTTCTCTGCCATCTTAGGATTAGGTGCATCTCCTGCAGCAAGCATAGTCCGCAGTTCATCAACACCAGTTTGTTGCTCAAAGGTGTTGAATTCATACGCTGCTAACTGTTCTGCTAGTAATGGATTAGCATTCTTTAAAGCACGCAATGCTTCTGTTGATTGAGCGCGATAAGCAGACTTAACAGTTTCTATAGGAGTAGAATTAATTTTTTCTTGCCACTTAGCCTTAACAGCATCATACTCAGTGCGAGCCTTCTTGGTTTCCATTTCCATTACGAAGTCTTCAATTGGACGATTCTGAGTAAAGCCTTGTAACTTTAAGAATGTGTAAGCATTGATATCAAACTCACCAATTTGTGGTGCAAATAATACACCAGTTGTGCCATACTTCTTAATAAAGTTACCGTTTTCTCGTACCCAATTTGCGGCTTCTTTAGTCTTATTAAGTTTAATTAAACCAGTGTTCTCAGACCTTGGAATTGTATAGGCTAGCCTTCCTGGATTCTTACGAGTAAAAATAGCCAGTGCTTCTCCCCATGGGTCTGCTGAGCCTTTGTCAGCCAATCCATTTACAATCGTATAATATTCAGAACTTAATCTAGTGGTACCAGTTTCTAATACATAATCTGGTATGTCTTTGATTTCTTCCATTTGAATAGAAGCAGGAGCAAAGAAACCAAGTAAATTACGAATAGTAATAATGTTAGAAGCAGTCACAAGAAACTGTGCTTGTTTCTTTTTTAAGGTATCAAAGTCATCAGTTTCGCTAGGTGCTAAACCAGCAGCCGAATTGTAAGCGGCAGCGGCCATGGCTGCAGACTGAATTTGTTTGTTACCCTCATCTTGATTTGCAGCACTAATTAAATTCAGAGTCTTACGTACTGTTGTAGGTATTAACATGTCTAATAAATTAGAGTTCTCAGAATAGACACCCATTGTGTAACGGTTAAATCCAGCCTCTAACTCACCAGAAATCATATCTGTTCTACCCATCATGTAACGAATAGCAGATATTGGCAGTGCTGCAACTGGACCATTGAATGATGGCAGTGCTGAGTCTGGGTCTAATGATGGAGTAAACATAGAAATTTTGCTTGTAAATTCTACAGGCATAACTTCTAATGCAGGTTGACGACCAAGAATAGTAGAGAAAGTATTTACTGCCTGATAGATAATATCATCGGCAGGATAAATAAAGTAATCTTCGCCTTCTTCATCTTGATGAATAAAACCACTAGCGTCTAAACCTACAAGTCCTAGTCTTAAACGAATTAAAGACTGAGGTGCTTTAGTACCTAAACGTGCAGCACGACGATAAAAATCCTCTGTTGCTCTGTAGAAACGAGCAAAGTTACGCGCATTAAATGCTAGAGTACTACGTACACGCGGGTTATCCATGTATGCAATAGTACGTTCCATGGCATTTTTATATGCTAGATTAGAGAATTTTTCTGCTGCAACAGACTTTGCAAGAGCCACTTCCCAGCCATTATTAACCATAGCATTGATACTAGCCTTCTCTGCTTTATCTAATTCTTTACGATTAGCCAAGTATCTAGCAATAAAGATAGGTTCACGAGCAGTCATATCTACTTGACGCTGCATGAAATTGTAACCTTTTTCTTCTAGCATTGCTAGTTTGCTGGCTACGTTATCTGGGTCTTCGGTTGCCAGTATGTACTGATATCCTTGCACCTGAGATGGGGCACGTTTAGTGCTCACTGTTATGTTAAGTAAATCTTCTGGGTAAAATCCATTTAGATTTTGAAATGCTTTTTCTGTACCATCAGCATTACGAATAAAGATTTTTTGTAATAGTTCTTCAATTACATCATCTTTAGTATCTGTAACTAAACCACGAAGAATTAAATATTGAGCACCTGCAACTTGTGTTAGGGCTGTTTGCTCACCATTACTTTTTGCGCTTTCATTAAAGTAAACTGAACCTGTTAATGTTCTTTTAATTCTTTCATTTTTACCTATGTACTTAACAAGTTCATCAACTGCTTTAGCAGGGTCATCAATGTTGTCAAGAATAATTTTAGAGCCAATTAAATCAGATTGAATTTGACTAATTAAAGCACCATACCAAGATGCTACACCTGGACGAATACCAAAGATATCTTCTGGGGAACCTAAATCAATATTCATTGGTCTGGCTGTTTTAGCCATGACGTACTTATCGCCCTTTTTAATACCTTGTTTAGGCTTAACACCCAATTGTGATTGAGTTAATAAATCAATATTATATCTTACAGCCTCTGGTAAACCAAAGTTGCTTTGCATAGAATTGGCTGGTGTAAGTGTACCGCCTCTAACAATAGCCTGCCCAGCCTGAATACTAGTAGTTGTAAGTTCTGCAGACATATCTTTAATATGACCAAAACGGTACATATCACGAATGTATTGGGCTTCTTGTTCTGGAGTTAATTTACTAATGTTAAATAAAGATGCTACTCTACCTGCAGGAGAACGTTTAATTTCATTAACTGCATTTTTAATCTGCAGTTTTGCTAACTTAGCGCCAGTCTTATCTGCAATTGCGGTTTGCCATTCTTGTTCAGAGTATTTTCCACTCCATTGCCCTACTCTATAACCGACTTTAGCAGTAAGAGTTTGCTCATCTGGTGCAATTGTACGACGACGGGCGCGAGAAATACCACGTGCTCTAAAGTAATTAAAGAATTCCCGTACACTTCCCTCAAGTCCAAAGAATAATAGTTCTTCAAGGGCTGAACGCATACCGTTACGTGGGAATAATGTAAAGAAACCCCAATGATTGTTGGCTTGGTCTAGTGCGTTTCCAACAGCAGTGCCGTTTGGTACAAATGGTAACTTAGAATTAAAGTTTTTAGCAGTGCGGTCCCATTCAGCCAAGTCAACATTAGCAATAACTGGTTTATTCTGAAACCATTGCGGTGCAAATGATGCACCAGCACGTTCACCTGGGCGGTAAAATCCACCATTTTGTTTAATTTTATCTAAACTTTCAGATAAAGTATTAGCAATAGGAACTAAAGTTTCTTCTTTATATCGAATTTTAGGAGCATACTGTCCACCAAATTGAACTTCTAATTGTTTCGCTAAAAACTCACGGCCTTCACGGGTATCAGTTAAACCCATACTCTGAGCCATCTGAATATAAATACCTTTAAGCATTAAGAAACGGCCGTATGGGTCAGTCTTCTCCCATTGGTCACGGACACCATTGGCATGCCAACGTGGTAAATAAGTGCGAACCATTTGGAAAACAAGTTCACTAGACTGTGCGTAGTCATCACCAATGTTAACTGTTGGAAATATTGGGTAGCGAGAAGCAAGTCTTTCTACTTTACCAATAACACCGCGACGCTTTTTAGTTTCTTTTATTACGTCTGCTCCGCCTTGCAATAAATCATAGTCACGTGTTTCTAATTTTGCTAGTTGCTCAGCGTTAGCAACAATATTATCAATAGTACCAATTGTTTCTAATTCATCATTTTCGCCTCGGATAGCAGCCAAGGTAGCAGAACGTAATTTACTTTTAATACTTCTGCTAACTTTCCAAGCAGGCATTACAGCCTTATTAACTTTGGCTAAGCCCATACCATTCATTAAGTTATGGACATTATCGGCTTCCATAAAGAAACCTTTAGCAGATTCAGCATTAACAACTTTAGCACTACGAAGAACTTCTTTAAATTCATCGCTAACTTCTGGAAAAGTTTCTTTAATTTTATTAGCAGCAGCAACTCGAGTTACTTTATCTTTGCTATTTAAATCATTAATTAAAGTACCAACTTTATCCCAATATTCATTAACACCACGTGAACGAAATATTTTTTCTAATTTAGTAGTATAAGCATTTGGCTCATCAGATGCTTCAAGCAAAGCCTTTAAACTACGGCTACCTTCAATAACAGTTTTACCAAATAGACGAACGCCAGTACCTACACCAAGGGTAGCATAAGTTAATGGGTCAGCAAAAATCTGATAACCTAAATCAGCAACACCAGACGCACGGTCATAAATCCAACGTTGTGCACCATGTGTGCCAGCACCTGGCTGTAACCAGTTAAACATCCTGCGACCAAAAGAAACCTTTGCATCATCAAATTCTTTTACAGCACGGTCAAACTCTTCATCGCCATCCATCATTCTTTCGAATGCTGCAAACTCTTCTTCAGTGTTTAACTCTAATAAAATTTCACCAGGACGTTTGCCTGCTGCAATCATTCTAGAAATTTTACCTACAGTAGCACCATAAAAGTTTTCTATTTTTGCTGCGCGTTCACGGTCAAAGTATGCTTCGCCATTGTAGGTTTCATCCCAACTATCACCAGTTTGGCGAAGGGCTGCATCAGCCTGACGAAATGGATTACTGATTACAGTTTCAGTATAATCACGTAAACCTTCAAATAACGCACCAACAGGACGAGTAACAATCTTTCCAACAGTATTTAAAAACGTTGAGTTTTGTTCTTTACCTTCTGCATAATTTGTATCAAACAATTCATTCATTGCTGTTTGAATGTCTGGATGTAATCTAGTAAATTGGTCAGAAGCATCTTTAGGATTTAACTTTAGTAAGTCGTTATGTTTTTTAGCAAACCATGCAAATTTGTTAATTTCATTTGCATCTTCTTTAGTTAAATATGTTTGCTTGGCAGCAACATACGCAGATGGCATTGTATCAAAAACAATACTACTTAATTTGCTGCCTTCGGCCACTAGAATCCTCGTTGTTGTAAATACTGATAAATTAGATTTGCTTCATTGGTTGGGTCGTTCGCTGCAATTTGAGCGAATACTTCTGACAACCTTTTAGGTTGTGGGGTAGATAAAATATCTGGGCCAGGACCAGCACCAAATGGATTACCAGTTGTTAATGGTTCATCTGGCCGTTCCGTTGGTGCCATTAATGGCGTAATTGGTACAGGTGCAACGTTTCTTGGTGCAGCCATACGTTGCTTTGGTTGTGCTGCCATAGGGGCACCCTGTTGCAGCCCCATCATTTCTTGACCCTCGCCGTATTGACCGCCTCGCATGTAGCGAGCACCTTGAGTTGGTCCACCATCAGTTCTTTTAGATAGTGCACCTGGTCCAGAAACTGGGGCGGGTTTAGCAGGTCTGCGTAATCCGCCTTGTTCTGACATTATTTACGCTTCTTTCCCATCTGAGTCTTTTGCACAGCCAATGAGTACCCGTCGGACATTCTACGCTTACCTGTTGGTACTGCTTTAGCAGCACTCGTTCCAGACTTGCCCTTTGTAATTGCATTACCTACTTGGCGGACTTGACGTTTTAAATCATTCTTTGCTATTGTGTTGCTCTTTTTGTTGCTAATCTTTTTAACTTTAATAACAGTCCCCAGAGCAGTGGGAATATCACGAACCTCACGTGCTATGATAGAAAGTCTAGATTTTTTCTTTTTATCTTTTTCCGACTTTGGCATAATTATTTTTTCTTGCCCATCTTTTTCATTTTCATTTTCATGGCTTTGGCATCTTTCTTGCCTTTTGCTGTGTATGGGAATTCTTTCTTTCCTACTTTTGGCATTATTTTTTTCCTTTTGGATTCATGTTAATTCTTGTTGTTTTCTTCTTGTTAGCAACTGTTATACCAACACTAGGTGTATATTTTTTAGACTCGTAACCTTTACCCTTTACGTCTGCGGATTTAGTTCCACCGCGACGAGAAGCAGCAAGTTCTTGTTTCTTGGTTGTCTTACCAGCACGCTTAGCCATGACTCTTTGAGCATAGGCTTTTGGTCCAATCTTTTTACCAGTACTACGGTCTTGGGCTGTACGTTCGCGCTTTGCCTCACTCGTAGATGTCATTGGGTCTTTTTTAATTTTTTTTGTATTTCTAATTGGCATTGCCATTATTATCTCCTTGCAGATTGTTTTACTATTTGAACTACGCCACCACTGTTGATGTCGTACCTTATTGCTATTTGTACAGCGGTTTCTACATCTGCACCCGCTTCGAGTGCACCTACGGCGTAATTGCCACCACTACCTGCTCCGTAGAATCCGTTCTCATCACGTAATACTGTAAAGTCAGAAGCAATTGAGAACAGTTGTCCTTTGATTGCGATAATGACATCTATGCCACTATCATCTTTAGTATCGGAAGAGTCTTTCCATCCATTATCAAATAATGCTTTACGCATAGATGGAATAACTTTTGATACCATAAAGCCATACAAGTCACCATTTACATTTACT